GATAGACCAGCTGCGCAGTCACCCGATCCCCCCCGGCCAGGTGATCCCCCCGATCCAACGGCCTGAAGATATAGCCGCTGCCGATCCCCGCCGCTTGCGACCAGGCTTCAATTGCGACCTTGACCCAAGAGGGGATCGGTACAGTCCTGACCCGGAGACCCTTGCCTACCAGGTCTACAATTACCCAACGCCCCTCCCGTTGCTGGATGTGCTCAAAGGTCAGAGCTGCCACTTCTGAACGGCGCAAACCAGCGCCTATCTGGACTGCCAGAATAGCCCGATCACGCAGGCCCTTTAGAGTGTCAACTTGTACAGAATTAATTAGATCCTGCGCCTGGCGCTGGGTAAGCCAGTTACCAACCCTGACCCCAACTGATTTCACGCCCTTGATCCTGGCAATCCCGTTTGCTGCCTGCTGGTCGATCATGCGATGATCTGCAGCCTCTGCTACCATCTTGCGAATAGCAGACATTCTCAGATTTATGTTAGCAGCTGAAAGACCTTGCTCAACCAGCGCCGCTCGGTAAGCCAGGACCGTCATCTTGACAAGCTTGACCCGGCCAGGTTCCCACCAGGTTAGAAAATCACGAATAGCCCGCCGGTATGCCCGTTGACTGTGCTCACTGGTCAGGCCGTTTATAACCATCAAGATCACCGGCTCGAATTCCGTGATTGTCGTAATCTGCGCGTTTTTCATGACTACCTCACTTTTTTTATATCGTTTGATAACAGACATTATCATACAGTATTATATACCGAAAAGAAGCCTTGTCAAGCTCGAGAAATTCCAATCTTAACAAATTCAGATCCCCCCAGCACCTTGTTATGGACCGGTATCTTGTTGTTGTTGTGTAATTAAAATATACACAACAACAATAACCGATCCCCTTTGTTGCCAGGCTAACAGGGAATAGAGAAGGTTGCAATAAAAAGTGTTTTCCCCAACCGACCCGCCCACATGCGTTTTTTACGGAAGTAAACGAGTTTTTTTGCTGGGGAATTGGTTTAACTTGGCTTTTTGCGTTTCCCCCCGCCGCCGCGCAAAATGGCCCGGCCTGGCCCGGTAGGGCAGGGGAGCAAGGACCATATATAATTTTTTCTCTATGAATTTATGGAGATAAGTTCATACCCTGAGATTTCCGGCAATCCCCCCTGGTAACAAATCAACAGATCAAGGGCTATGTACCACAATCTAAAATGCCTGACACAATCTTTGCAGTAATATTCTCTTTCGCCCAAGAGCTCACCAGGTAGCATCTGGAGTCGCAAATAAGCTTGACCCTGACCCTCCCACAGCTCAAACTCCCGATTGCACCAGGTACAATCTTGCGGAATTGCTCCAACTACCGGCATAAACAAATGGGGGAGTCTATTTTTTAGACCAAAAAGCGCCCAAATATCAATGGGCTCTATAACCAGGGATTCGATACCTCCCGGATAAGGAAAACCAAACCCCAGCCTAAGAGCTTGAGTAACCCGATTATCATCAATCGCCCAGGCCTGCTTGACGATTTCTTGCAAGCCCTGGCCAGGATCCGCAGCTGCAGGCGCGCCAACAAAATCAGCGCCATTCTCAGGGATGCTTTGATTAACAATCATTCTAGGACGTTCATTGATCGCCAGGCTCGGACGGTAGCGCAAATACTGAAGGGCTTTTGACATCTCCCATCCGAGCCTACCGCGAAGCCACGATATAACATCCCCCGATTCTGACCCCCAATAATATCTCTGTTTTTCCAGATCCACAGACAAGCTCGAATCAGCCTGGCAGGTCCAATAACGCGAGCCCGTTTTATGATCTAGCAGATAGCCAAATTCCTCAACGATCTCTTCCAGCCTGTTCTTGTCCTTCAAACTCTGAATATTTCCCATAGCTGCCTACCCTGGCAAATTGTAAACAAGCGAATTCTTATCCTTCTCTTCGGCCAGACCACCATTTTTAACTAGCCTGGCAATCCCGTAACGAATAGCGGGATCTCCAATTCCAGCCGGTTTTAAAATTTCCAGCGCCTGGCTCCTGAGCTGACTTTGATTCAGGCCGGGGCTTTCTTCAACCACCTCGAGAATTGTCTTGTCTATTTTGGCGTTAAGTGTTTCAACGGGAGTACCCCAGAATCGGGCCGTTTCCAGCTCGAGGGAATTTCCGCTCCTGTGTGCATAGGAGAATATGCAACTAAAAGGATCTACAGTGGCGCCACGCACTGCCGCCGGAATAACGTTGACTTGATCCTTCAAAGCTGCATTTCTTTCAACGACCATTGCAAGATCAACGCTGGCGATGATGGAGCTATGGCCTCTTAAGCTATCAGAGGCAGATACCTTAAACCGGCCTGAGTTTTTTACCTGGTGGTGGATCAGCACCAGGGCCAAATTTGCTGCCTCTGCCATTCCGCGCAAATTACCCATAATTTCGGCCATTTTACTCGTGTTTTCGTCTGTTTCGCCCACGATCTGCGTCAGGTGATCGACCACGACCAGGCCCGCCCCGTACTTTTCAATTCGCAACATTAGCCGCCCGATATTGGCAGAATCGGACGCGTCAAGCCACGGACTCGGCATAGATGTTACCCAGATTGGGGTTTCATTTGGCAAATTTCGAGCCCTCCCGAAGGCCGAAAAACGTTCTCTCATGCGCCTGGACCCATTCTCGAAATCCAACCACATGCAAGGGGTTAGACTTGTCTTTATTCCCCCGAACGGCTGGTTTTGATTATCCGGAAGGCTCTCAAGCCAGGGCTCGCCACTGGCAACACAACTCACCATATCTTGTAGTAAAAGCGTTTTTAAGTTCTTGGGCGGACCGTAAAAAATATTTACAGAAGGCCTGGAAATCATCCCTTGCACGATCCATTCGATGGGCTCCAACGGTTGATATGCCTGTTCGAGCGTGAAAAATTGCCAGGAATCCGAAATTTCCGCATCTTCCAGAGATATGTTCGGGTCCGCTCTCTCTACCCGCTTTCGAAGGTCGATCAAACCCAGCCGGACCAACTCAAGATCCATTCTGTATCGGCGTTTTTCACGGTCCGTTCCCTCACGAAGGACGGTATAAACCACCTCCCGATAAACTGGGGATAATTGCTCTACAAAAGCGAATCCGGGATCTGATACATTGGCAGAAATTAACTTCTTGAAGATTACAGCAAGCCGATCCTGTTCGCTAAGCTTTATGCCAGGCATAGCCTAGACCAGCGCCGCATTGGAATTATTGATCTTGTGGTAATAACCCCGCGCCTGTTGAAGCCTGTTCCCAGTTAACTGAATTTTCTGGGATAGATCATCGATTTCTGCAGTGATCTGGTCAACCGCGCTTTGCGCATTTTGGAGCTCGGCTTCTGCATCAAAAATGGGCAAACCAGCATTTGCCAGGCGGATGCATTTTCCACGAGCAATCCCCAGCTGCTGAAGAGCCGGGAGCCGCTTATTTTGCTCCATGAAAACCTTTTCTGCCTGCAGAGCGGCAAGCTCTTTTTCGGTTGCCCATATTACGGATTGTGCTTTTTCAATTTCAGTCATTGTCATGCCCTCCAAGAAATAACAAAAGTAATTTAACGGCTTCGGCCTCTGACAACCGGAGCCCCCGTTTATTGACATAATTCCCAACAGCCAGCCTGGCCTGAGCCTCCCAGCTCATCGCTAGAAGATCGGCCTCGAGTTCTGCAACAGGATCTAAAACCACGGACCCTTTTGCCATGATCGGATATACCAGGGCATAGTGAATTTTTGCATGAGCTGCCTCGTGTAAGAACGTCTTAAAAAACCGCATGGGGGACAGGCCTGGTCTAATCCAAATTGCCGGAGCACCATCGGAGTATCTAAAAAAGATACCGTCAAAATTCTGGCCCGGATCCTTGAAGTCGAACGAAATATAGAGCCTCCCGGTAAGCTTTACCAAAGCTGCCCGGCCAAGCCGTAGATAATCAACTTCCATCGTACCGGCTGTTTAGTCGCAGGAATTGGATGTAAAGTTTTTCAATCTCGAGCCGCTCAGACGCATCCAGCTGGGCTTCAATTCGTTTGAAATCCTGGTAAAGCCGCCTGTATTCCTTTTTCAGGTTATCCCCTCCCCCCTTGATTGCCAAAAGTTGTGTATCGTACCCGGCGCCGATTAAGACCGGACTGACCTCGAAAAGCTCCACAAGTTTAATCACCCGGACCGTCTTACCGGCGCGCTCTTCGTAGGCCGAATCAATGGTCTTAAATCCCCAGCTCCACTGGGACATCTCACCCAGATTTTTGACCGTCTTATAAGCCTCTTCCCCGGCCTGTGTTTCCAGAAAAAATCTTCCGTCATACACGGCCCCAACGTCCGTTACACGGACGGACCCAGCGCCAACGATCTTCGACCAATCGTGCGCCCATGCCATCGGAACTTTCTGACCATGCGTAAAGGCCGTAGGAAGGATCAAATCCCCATCCCGATCGATCTGGTTGAATCGACAAAACAGGGCGCTGAACTCCCCAGATTTGTCTGCCTTTAGAGTTGCAACAAAACTCTTGTAATCCATCGTTATCCGCCTCCAATGTATTTGATAACATTGCTCCGAATGATCCCCGGAACTTGTGCCCGGGTCTTTTCAACGCCGTTGGTCAAAAAGTGATAGCCTTCAAAAGTACCTCTCAAACCATTCGAGTTGTTCCAACCCTGGTGGATGGCCATCGCGTATTCCAGTCCGCTGCCCACTTCGACTCTGATCTTGCCGCCGCTTCGAACTGCCACGATCTGCTTTCCACCAACCTTCATTCCGGAACCTACATCGCTACTCCACGCGTGGCCAGGCGGCGCTGCATGGATCGACCTTTGCAGTGTGGCAGTTACTTTTCCATGACCCTTTGTAAGCTCTCTCATGGCATTGCCAGCTGTAGCATGACCCAAATCCGAGACAATATTTTCCATCATTGTCCCAACAATCTTCATCACTTCTTCCCCCTTCCAATCGAGCTTAAAACCCGGGCCACTACTCTTCTTGCTCATTTTCGATCCTCCCGATATCCAGGGCAGCCAGATTTCACCCAGCTCACCCAGATTTCCTGTTTCACATCGATCCCCATAGCTACTAGCCACTCTTCACCGGTCGACAAAAGCCATTGCTCGGCCTCGCTCTTAAGAGATTCGACATATCCGGTTCGAACATCCTTTATGGCCTGGTCGAAAACCGCGAGAATCAAAGCCCGCCACTTCTCATCCTCTGGCACAAATTCCGATTGCAAGCCCACATGGTCCGCCCCTATGCCGCGCTGGTAACAAGTTTCCACACCGGCACCAAAGCCGTTCCGCCGTTGATATACAGCTTTCCGTTCGTGGTATCGATAAGCAGAGCACCTTTCGCAGCTCCCCGCCCTGTAGCCGTCACCCCGGCCACGCTCTCAGCCACAGCGATGGTCACATCCGCCAGGCCAGCATCTAGAAGCATGTTGTCTTCTATGGTCAGGAGTGGCACCTCAAGCCCTGCCATGTTCCCACTCCCAAAAGTCACCGTGTAGACCTGTCCAACCAGGCCAACTGTCACTCCGCTTGCCCCGATCGTTATCAGGCCGCGCAGCGCGGTTTGCATATCCGCCGCGCTCACGTTATGCGCAAGCAGCGCCGTTCGCTGCCCCTCGAATGCCACTCGGAAAGTCCCTGAGGCTGCTGCTGCAGACAGGGTAAGAGTTTGCTCCTCGTTCACCGCTGCAGTGGGTACCCCAGCGGATCTAAGCGGGCCGAACGTGCCTTCAATTTCTCCCATGATGATTATCCTTCCGACCATATGGCCTTAAACAAAAATATCCTGCTCTATAAGATCAGGATACAGCCTTTTAAGTTAGTCTGACAATTGACGAAAACAGGCTATTTAGTCAGTTTTAAGTCAGTTTTTGGGTCAATAAGTTAGTTTTTTTTGTCAATAAGTTAGTAAATAATTAAACCAACCCATTTCTTCCATAAAATAGACGCATTTATCACGGGATTGGCTCTCACCCTCTTTTGGTTTCTCTAATCCATACTCTTCACACAAACGAAAAATTTCACTTATGTATACTCTTATGGTTCCAACTTTATAAGTTTTCTTAAAACGGTCAGAAAGCAAACTAGGCATTTCTTTGTTAGATCTACCTTGACGTACCAAATCCATAATATTAAGCTGCAGCTTGTTTAGCGGGCATCCTTTGGGGATCTGAATTTCTTGTTTTTCCACCACAGACGGACTCTCTATCGCTAGTTTCTTTTCCAGTTGTGGACCCCCTACCAGGCTCAATCCCTGCCTTAGAGCTTCCCACCATCGAGCATTTTTCTCCCATGCCTCCGGAGTGATTCCAGTAACAGATAAAATGCTTTTACCACTTCTTAGGATTTCATCAACCCGGACCTGTAAACAATCCGGGGATTCCCCTACAATAATCAGCCTACTCCCAAAAGTTTTATAAGGGTTTTTATGCCCGATTCCAGTTATCCTAACGCCCAGCTCTATTACACCTGCTATTAATTGCTCGGGATCTCCACGAAAAACAGCCTGAAATGGTAGTGGATTGCTCATTATTCCTCCCAGCTCAGGGCATTTTTCTGAGGCATCTGAGGGGTCTGAAGTAAGATTCCATATAGCGGCCCACGAGTCATAAAAGCCCTGTTTATACCGTTTTCTGCCTCAGATGCCTCAGACCCCTCAGGCATCCTGCTATTGCGGATTCCCCAGCTCTTTGGGACAGATGGACACATGGGACAGATGTCCATATATTTAATATGCGCCAGATGAATCGCTGGGCTTTTTCTCCAGCTTGGTCCATAGGTCGCTTAACTTGATCTTGCCGCTTTTTAGATCCTTTTGCTCTCGGGAATCACAAGCAGGGTGAGCTATAGCACTTTCGGGGATAGTTCCCCAACCCCCGTCCAGAATCCAGCTCTCCCGAATGGTGGTTAAATCATTCACCTTAAAGCTGTTTTTACATATCGCACAGTCCATAATCCCTCCTGTTCAGGGTGACGGTGACGCATTGTGCCGTAAGTTTTCAGGAAAGTTCAAAATGATGACTCATAAAGCGATTTTGTCGGAAATGTGTGTCACCGTCTGTCACATGTCACCCTATCTAACATTCAGTCAGTCAAGAGTATCAAGATTATTTCCTTGATACCCTTATATTCTTGATCCCCTTGATACCCTTGATATAGCTGTATCAAGAGTATCAAGAGTATCAAGAGTATCAAGAGTATCAAGAGTATCAAAAGATTTCATAATAATTTATCTTCCCTTGCGGGTAGACTCCAATACCAGCGCCCATCTGCCTTCTTGATCGAAACAATCCCCAGCCGGGCCTTAGCCCGCTTTGCGGATACCAGGGATATTCCCGCGCCGTTAATTTCTTCTTCGATATCAGTTGCTAACATGGGGTTATTGCCCAGCAATGCCATTAGCAGATCCGCCGCTTTATCTGCCACAGTCTCAGTCTTGGGGGCTTCAGGGGAATGGGTAAAATGCACGCCCGTTTCGTTGATTGTCATTCCGATTGGATCGGGGAATTTCGCAAGGTTGCTCTTAATCACGCTCAGCCGGGCGGTGGTTTCTAGCATGGGATCGGGAATATCCAGAGCCCATACCAGCCGGGCTGATTGGGTTATTGCAGTAGATCCACGCAGCCGGTCCAGGCTTGGGCCTTCGCCCACGTCTAAAATACCCTTTTTCCTCAGATGGTGAGTCAGCAAAAAGGGCTTTCCAGTATCCCTGGCCAGGGTCGCAAGCCAATGGACAATTTCCATCACTTCGCTTGAATTTTCATCCCGGCTATGGAGCCCGCGCAAACTATCCAAAATTACTAGCTTTACCTCATCCTGCATTGCCCAATATTCTAGGGCTGCCTGGTGAGCTGGCTTATCCAGTTTTAGATCTTCCAGCGGATCGTTTAGGGGAGTACGCAGCTTATCCAATGGCATTCCCCACTTTCGCGCCCGTTCCAGGTTGATTGCCTGGCCCGCTTCAGCTTCGCACCATAAGACTGTTCCTACTTCCCCAGAGAATTGACTTCCATCTGGGAAGGGAAGTCCGTTTGTATAACAGCCAGCCACACGCAAACACAGAGCAGATTTACCCTTCCCCGGTTCGCTGGCTATGATATGCAGCATCCCGTTTGCCAGCCATTTATCCCATGCCCATGTAATTGGGCCAATTACGCCCGCGATATCATTCCAGGAGCTGCCTGAAAAGGCATCCCCAGCACTGACTTGTTTGTCTGGTGGATCTTCGGGCATGGATGAAATATCTTTGGCCTGGTGACCATTGCCCTGTATCCTGTGCGAATAGGTTAGACCGGGGAGTCGGGCCGCTTCACGCCTCGGGCCTGTATATGCCCCTTTAAGGCTGGCCAGGGCTTCACGCTCCGAGTACCCATCTCCAGGCACGTGTCGGGCATATTCGCCCATGATCGATTCTGCATCCCCTATGCTTACCCCAGAGTCGCGCAGCTGGCAGGCCAGGCCGAATCCAGATTCATTTCGATTCCCAGGGGCCGCCCGCTTCAGGTAGTAGTCCAGCCAATACTTGCCGGGATTCGCTCCATTGGTTGATAAGCTGGGTAGATCTTGGGTTATGGCCGGTTTTTGCCTGTTATTCAGCTCATGGATGTATTCATCCAGCCACTTGGGGCATGCTGGAATCTCGAGGGTGTAAGGGAAGTCATCAAGCCAGGCATATTTGCCGCCGGTACAAATATAGCCATTAGATCGGGCATCCAGGCCTGGTCCGAAATAATCACTATCATTCTTTACCTTCTCGCCTTCAGGGAGTTTAAACAGGATGTGAAAACCACGCGAGGGGGTGAGCTGGACCGGGCCAGCTTTTATATTCTGTCCGCCGCCCCTGGTTTCTACAAGTTTGGTCCATTCCTGATTTCCGTTCTTGCCGTTCTTGTTATCAATATCAACAGCAAAGAATCCGGATTTCTCGCAGTAGATCCCAATTAACGCATTTGGCCAGCGGATCCACCAGGCGCGCACCTGGCCAATATCCAGAGTCGCATTATCTTTACCGTTTGGAAGGTCGGTTTCATTCCAATATGGCCTTTTATCAGGCTTGCAAGGGAAGATCCACCAGCCCAGCTCTACCAGCTTCAGGGCCAGATCAAGATTGATAGGTGTAGCAATGGGTTTTTCGAGTACAATAAGACTAGTCATGCGAAGATGCTCCTTCGTGTGGCCACCCAGCCCCGCCCCGGTCTCCCCCGGGGCTTTTTATTGCCCCGGCCCGGTAGAGCTGCCTGACCTCTAAATTGTGAATGCAAAACGCCCACGATCAAGCCTCTTTTTGCTTGACAGTTGGGCGCGGCTGCTCTTTATATTTTGCCCTTGACGCTATGCTTTGGAAGAATTACAATTGACAGCGTCAATCAGCATGTAGAGCAGCCGCCCTTAGCCTGCCAAAGCCCCGGGGCGGTTTTGCTTTTAACTTGTCGGAATTATATTACAAGGTCCACTTTCCGACAATACGGGAAAATTTGTTCTGATTATTTCCTTCGGTTTCTCTGTCTGCAGCTGCAGATCCACGCCTCCAGAACGCATCAATAAATCGATTGCAACATACCAGGCGGATTCCTGGCATGGGTCCATTTTTTTATGCCTCACTCGAAAGACCGCTTTTATTTTCATCACGTTTATCGTTACGATTTCTTAAGATTTATGTATTTCGTAACGTTTAGATTTGCTTTTGAGCTGAGGTGGGGTGGGGGAGGCAGGCCGCCTCAGCTCATGCAGATCAGGTCAGGCTGGCAGCTCGGGGCCTTTAACGAAATAGGCAAAACCCTGACCCTCGACAATCCTAAGAACAATAGACCCATTTTTTGATCTGGCAAACTTCATAAGATGGGTGATTTCTAGCCACTTGCCAGGTTCCATATCCCTTAGAACGCTTTCAACGAGTGGGAATAATCGATCTAGACTACTCATAAGTTTTTCTTGAATGTCCTTATTCATCGCTTGTTTCTCCGTAAAAGCCAATGGGTAGTGGTTCCCTAAAAATCTGCTCAAGTCGCAAACGGTTTTTGTCTCGCCTGGCAGGTCTAAGACGAATTTTGTTTCAGATAAGACCTCTATCCCAATTCCATCGATCGCAAAACTCGAGCCTGGTAATAGATCACCCTGGATTACTGAAATTAATGTATTAATTAGGTCCATCGCTTAATCCTCCATAGATCCTTATCCACTTCTACGCTCGCATGCTCTCGCAAGCAGCCTAAAGGTGATATCTGTCATTTGGTATATAACTTTGATTGGGGGAGGGAAGACTGCCATAACGCTTCAAAATAGCTGAACAAACAGCACGCCCTTTTGAACAGAGCATATATCCCTGGTTGTGAGCCTTACCAGCTTTCCGAATCAAGCCATGAAAAAGAAGCCGGTCAAGCATTGCATGGTATTGACCCTTAGAAAACGGATTACTGGATCCGGTCCAGTGATTCTCCCCCAGGGATTGACCCCGAGCAGCTCCAATCGCCCAGATTATGAATTGTTCGTCCGTAATGCTCAGCTCGTCGAAAAGCCCAGATCTGCCCTCATCCCAATCGATTCTTAGATTTAAATTGGTCGAGCTGGAATAGACAACATCTGGCTCCGGCTGAGTGGTCTGGTATATCGCGGATCTCCAATCAGAAATTCCCATAGCCCACGCCCACAAGCCGACCAGACCACCGGATAAAAGCCCCCATTTAAACGGTTCTTCACCGGCCAGGGCCGCAGCCGTACCGCCTAAAATCCCGACCATTAGGCCAGTTACCCCAGCTTGAAGGCCTGGAATAAGGACTGCAGCCTGCCAGGTGGTAAGGGCTCTTATATCGCCGGTAGAGTATTTCATGGTCAGCTCGATTCTTGCGGATCCGGATTGTCAGCCTGATTCTCACGTTTCACAAGCATAAATTTAGAGAGTTGCCAGGGTATCAGCCTATATCGCTGCCATAGCGTTGCCGCCCCCAGCTTGCCAATCTTGGACATGTGCTCGCGCCCGTGTTTCATGACGGTTGCCTGGCCGCCCATACGCCCGGCCTCTGATCTACTCCTTTTTTTGCTCATTGGTGCCTCCGTAGATTTAGGCGCCAATCAGCCAGGATTGCTAGGCCTGCCAGGATCAAAAATACAACTGCCTCAGAAATGGTTATCATGGTCTAAACTCCTTGGGCATTAAATAAAATGCCCGGCTTTAGACCGGGTTTTGGTTTTTAGGCTAAAATTAGTTTAGCCACTGACCGCTATCCCGGTTTAGTGGTAGGCTGCCCGGTTGTTTCCGCAACTTGGCAGCCGTTTTCTATGTCAGTTACAAAATAACAGAATTAGCTAAGAATGTCAAGTGTTTGCTTGTCTAGCATTGCAATATAGATAATACAGAGCTTTAATACATGAAGGTTTTAAATAGTTTATAGCTTTATTTTAGCTCGGGGCTTTTGGGGCTTTTCCCATTTGCCGGCCAGCTCAGCCAGGGTCAGCTTTCCGGACCTTATTTGCTCAATCAGCATACGGGCAGCAATCCGTAATAGTGCATTACGGCTGATAGACTCTGTTCCCAAGAGCTGGCCCAATTGGGCGCCAATGGAATCCAAAGCCATAATCTCTCCCTCTCGCAGCCCTACGCCGGTTGGCCTAATGTTCCCCTGGTCCAAATCGCTATTGTCACTGGCCGCCTCAGTGAGATCCGGAGCTGTGCGCCTGAAAATATTATCTAATTCACTGTCTTTTTTAGCCACTGATTCACCTCTTCGCTTAGCGCCTGGTATTGATCGACCAGATCTCCGCTTGATATTGGCAGGCCCTGGCCTGCAGAGCTCGCGGCCTTAATACTCCTACCTATCACGGCTAGAATCGGCACTCCCCCAGCCTTCAGCTGGTCCAAAGCCGCTTTATGCAAGTTTAGACGCTTGTCGTACTGGCATACCACCGCTCCAAGAACACTGACCCCGGGATTCAGGTCTGCCCGGATAGACTCAAGGCTGTTTAGGAATAGCGCCAAACCACGCAGCCCTAGAGAATCGGGGACCACCGGCGCCAATACACCATCTGCAGCTGCAAGGGCATTGATAACCAGGAGCCCGAGGTTTGGCCCACAATCCAGTATAGCCAGATCATAATCCTTCAGCCCGGCCAGAGATTTTTTTAGGACCGCCTCCCGGCCTAGCCTTGAGGTTAACCCCAGCTCACAGTTAGCCAGGTCCAAGGCTGCAGGCGCTAAATCTACGCCTGGCGCCATAGGTTGAATAATCTCCAATAGGGTCAGGCGCCCTGGATAAGCGCCTCCCAGCACATCGGCCAGGCTGCCCCGGTCCGGATCTATGCCAGCAGCTTGAGTCAGGCTGCCTTGCGGATCCACATCGACAAGTAGCACCCGCCGCCCAAGCTGGGCCAGCCCATAAGCCAGATTAATGGCAGTGGTCGTTTTTCCCACGCCTCCCTTTTGGCAGGCAATCGCTAATATTTGCATGGCCAACAGTCTAAACTTGCAAGGCCAGCCGGTCAAGGCCTGGCCAAGCTATATTTGCAGTAAACCACCACGCTTCAGGCGCCTTCTAGCGTATTTCTATGGCTTTACTTGCCTAAAACTATAGAACTAAATTAACTGCGACCATTCTAGAGGGGATAACATAGAGGGGGTGACAAAATGTAGCTTTTTATTGCCTCTTTATAATGGCTAAGCCAGCTAAGCAAGCCTGGTAATAAACTTTATATAAATTAGGTGTCAGAATACCTATTTGCAATAAAAGGGGCCTTGTAGGGCTTCCTGTGGGCATACAGCGCCATTGTGGAGCTGATCTGGATACCATCCTGGCCAAAAGCTTTTTATAGGCCCGGGGGAAAGCACAAAAAGCCTACTACCAGCTATAGCAAAAACAAGCTGCCGGTTGTGGCTAAGCCAGCTAAGCAAGCATGGCAATAAACTTTATATAAATTAGGTGTCAGAATACCTATTTGCCATATAAAGGGCCTTGTAGGCCTTCCTGTGGCCTTCCAGGGGTATTGTGGAGCTGATCGGAATGTTTAGTTACCATAAGAAGGATTATCAAAAGTTAATGGATCCCGCAGCTCGTGCACGATCTCCTGCAGGCCAAATCCTACCGAATTTTTGCCAGAATTTTTCCAAAAAGCTTGGCCAAGATCCCACCGGCCTTAATGCTGGTTAACCCATTCCATAACTGACCTGCAATTTTTCGACGGTCCGGGCTGGGCGACTCTCAAAAATTGCGAAGTACGTTTCGATTTTCAAAATCTCATGTACAAAATTGCTATTTATATTGCAAAATCAAAAAAGAGCACGAACAGATTTATTAATCCATTCGTGCTCTGATCTAATTTAATTATTAATTCGAGTAATCAATCACCGCTCAGATCTAATCCTAATCGATCACACGGCGCATCGGCCAGGTTCTGTTCGATGCCCAAGTATCGCTCCGTTGTTTTCAGGCTGGCATGTCCCAACGTGAGTTGGATCTGATCGACACCTGCGCCGCCTTTATGAG